CCTGCGGTTTCAAGTTGCTTAAAGTCCTTAACAGCGCGGTCTAACCCTTTGCCGTCATATTCCGCAATAATTGGTATTGACAGCATTACAACTCTTTTCTAACTACGGCGGCAGTATCCAAAATCATTTTTTTCATTTCGTTTTCAATGCCACGCCTAGCCTTGTAAACGGCTGGCCCAATTAAACGGGTGCGACCAGCACCAACAAACCCTAGTTCATCGCCAAGTTTGTTTGGGTGTGCTCGACCAGCGGTTTCAAAGATTGCCGTTGCAGGGTCTTTTTGCTCAATAAGGATTACGCCTACCGCGTTGCGCCGGGTGTCAATACGCAATTTCACACCGCTTTTGGCTTTAGCCACACTAAATGGAAACAATTTGCGACCTCGACTAGACCATTTGTATTCCATACCAGACAACGGCACTTGCGTGTACATATCTTGTGCCGCTTTAATAGCTGGGCCTGCAATAGCTGTGGCTTGTGCCTTAAAATCTTTTTGCAGCTGTGGGTCAATCTTTTTGAGTGCGTTAATAGTGTCTTTGACCCCAACAACTTTAATTGTGGTTGATACAGACATAATTTACCTTTGACTACGTTTATTTAATATCGTAATCACTGTGAGCAAGTCGCGTGCGTCAAACTCAATATGCGTTGGCCACCACCCTACTGCCACTAGCAATTCCGCTAGTTGGTATCGGTAAGCGCCAACGCCGTAGGGTTTGGGTTTGTCTCGTCAACGGATGTCAAATCCATATCTGGGTGCTGTTTTACCCATTCGCGCCAGTTGTCTGGTACTTGATCGCCAGCCAATTTGCACAAGTTGTATGCCCAGCAAGCCAAATCGCTGTAACCAATGCCGCGTCCGTCCGACACTTTGCGGTTTTCTGTTTTTTCCCATTCACATACCACAAACATATTTGTGGTCATTGTGCGTTTGCCTCGACCATCTTGCAGGTCTAATTCCAATTTAACTTTCATGCCTTACCTTTCGTGTCGGGCCGATGTAGGCCGTTAATTAAGCAACTGCAACGCTGTAAACGCCACCAGTAAACGTAATGTCAATTGTGTCAAGTGCGCCTAATGCGGCGTTGACAATTGGCAATGTTTCTAGGTAGCAACCCGTAAGTGTTGACTCTGGGTTAGTCGCGCTGGTAGCTGCGCTTGTTGGCTTGATCTTTACAGTGGTGGATGTGCCTACTAATGCAGCCAAAGTTGCGTAAGTTTCTGTGGCAGCAAAACTGTTGTACATCGTCAAAGTCAATGTGCTGTTCTCTAAGCCAGCCGTGTAAACGCGTGCGGTTTTGCCAAACGATGTGCTTTCCAACGCCTCGATCACGCGCGTAAAGTTTGCGGCACTGGTCTGGTCGGTCAAGTCAACGGCATTAACCGTGACTAACGGGTTAGATAGGTAAGTGCTGGTAGCCATGTGGGTTAAATCTCCTCGTTGGTGTCTGTACTAGTTTTAGCAGGTTTTTTAGGTTTAGGTGTGGATTGCTCAACAATGAAACCGCCAAAGATTAGCGCTTCCACGTTGATGCCCTCTGCAGGTAGGTAGGGGTCACCTACGATGCCAAGTTTGGGTGATGCAATGGTATAGATCATGCGGTTTGTGCCTGCACTTTCACTGTTAGGTCATAGCAAGGGTAAGACGCGCCGCCAATGTCAATCGAGCCGGGTTGACCAGATAGCACGATTACAGCGGATGCCAGCACTAATGCGACAATGCTTAAAATCTCGCGTAACACTGGCAGACCTGCAGGCCCAGAGCCAACAACTTTAAGCGGAAAATCCATAGTCACAATGTTGCCGTTACCGCCGTAAGTTGTAAAACTTGGCGCTAATAGGAACACGCAGTTGGGCACAAGCCTTGTTGGGTCTGTTACTACCCTAAGCCCACTTACGGCCGTTAGCGTGGCTGCTACATCGTCTATGGCCTCGTTTAAGAGGTCTGTGTATGGTGCAGGCATTAGGCAACCGCTGGTCGGGGGATACCCAACAATTGCTTAACTATCGGCGTAAGAGATTGCTGGGTTGGTGTGCCCATTGTGTCAAACGCTGCAAACGCTGTCTCGATGCTGCCACGTGAACGCCACAAAGCTGCGGCATACATCAGCGTGCCTAGCGTGACATCGTGACCCGGTGACGTGGTAAGGCTGTCAAAATAGCCTGCCTCTTGCCGGCGGCGGTAACAGAAATCGTTGCCAGCGTTTCGTGCTTGTGTAGCAAGCGTGTAATCGTCTGACGGATTGGTAATCGTTACGCCCAAATATGTGATCAGTTCGGCAACGGTAATCCAAGTGCAGTTTTGTGTATAGGTAACTGTGCCGGTATAAAACACCGCATAGTCAACATTGCTGCCTGTGGTGGCGTAGATGATCTGGTTAGGCCGTGCTACTTCCTCGTTGTAAAGAAACTCGCCAGTGGTGTTGTCAATACCTGTGTACTCGTACTGTGGCAACGCCAGCACAGTAAACGTGCCGTTAAACGGCGCGCCAATCGAGCCAACAGTTATGGATTGCCCAACAACAATGTCAGTTGGCTCTAACGTGCTTATGCACGCGTAGTTGCTAATGAGTTGTTTTGTAGCGGTGTTGTAAGTTGCCATAGCGGTCTAAGTCCGCTACAGACTAAGCGATTACGATGCCCTGAATAAACGAGGACTTAGCAACAAATGTTGAGAAGTAACCGTAGTAAGAGAACGTGCGGCTCAATGTGCTTGGGTTAGCAATTGACAAGACACCCTGCTGTGCTTCGTAAATCTCAAAGCCCGGTGCGTAAACAACAAGCATTGTGCCAGAGGCGAAGTTGTTATCAACAACCAGCTGCAAGCCCATTACGTTCATGTTGTTGTAGCCCATGCCGCCAACTTTGCCAATTGAGTTTTGGCCCATAATGCCATCGGTGACATAACCCAAAACTGGACGTTTGTTGCTGTCCAACTGTGCACCCAACTTTTCCCACACGTCTGGGCTTACGCACAAGTGTGTTGGAAAGTAGTTGCTGTCCTCTGCAATTTCGCGTGCTGCGTCATACAAAGAGTTGATCAACGATGTTGGGTCACCAGCGGTAACAGTCCATGTTGAGCCTGACGCTGTTTTGCCTGTGACAAGTGCATCTGCTGCAATGTCATCAGTCTTGATCAGGTACTCACCTGCAAGGTCATTAAGAATAATGTTCATTGACGCTGGGTCAGTAAAGTCCATGTCTTGCATTGTCAACGTGACTTGACCTGCAACAGTTGACTTTGTAACCGTGTTAGATGCAATGACCATTGTGGTTGCGCTAACTGCAGAGCCTTCGGTCTGTGTTGCAGCGCTTGTGTGCGTGGTAATTGTTGGCCTAACAAAAGTTTTGCTAGGTGTGTTTGGCATTGAACGTGCACCAAAAGCGGTGACAACTGGACGCACAAAGTTCAGGTCTTGGAACACTGGCCCAAGAACTGGCACTGGCAACAAGCCGGGTGTGTCTGTGGTCAAAATATCGCCTGCAGCTGCTTGCAATGCTGTTTGCTGATCGCGCACGGCTTCTTTGTATGCAGCGTTGACGTTGTAAAAAGTGTCACCGCCCGCGTGCATGGCCGCCAAATATTCGCCAGCGCTCGGCATGGAAAACTTGCGTTTTGCTTGTGCAAAAATTGGTGCAGTTGGGATGGTTGCCTCGACTGCTGGGATGGTTGCTTCGCTCATGGGTTCTGTCTCCTGTGTAGGTTCTGTTTCTATAATACTTATTTCTTCATCTTCGTGTGGGATACTCGCTGCGATGTCGGTGATGATCGCACCTGCAAATGCTGGCACTGGCACTAGCGACAACTCGATCCAATCGGCGGCGGTCACTGTGATCGTTCCGTCTTTGGCTGTGGTGTATTTGATTGGGTTTACGCCAACCGATACAGAGTCCAAAACGCCGTCCTGTGCAAGAATTAACGCCTCATCGCCAGCCTGTGTTTTGCTGATCTTGGCCGTAAACATCATGCCCTCTGGTGTATCCACGCGCTCTGTAACAATGCCAATGGCGTTAGTCGAGTCGTGGTTCATGTACAGGCGCGGTGCTTTGCCATCAACTGGCAGGCTGCCTGCCTCAAAGATTACTGACGTGCCATCGGCAACGGTGGCGGCAACGCCGTATGGCACTGCAATTCCTGTAATTTCGCGGCGGCCAGCCTCGCCAGCTGCAGCGTCAATCGTTACCTGTGATGCAATAAATTTAATCATGATTGCGACTGTACCTCATCGTAGGACTCTGGTTGTGCCATTTCGTTGTTCTCGCTGTAGTCACCCATTAGGTAGCCCTCTACGTCAAACTCAACATATGTGCCGTTAGGCAAAACATTGTTTTGGCTTAGTGTGCCGGCTATGCAATCGGCGTAGGCGCGTGCACCAAATGTCCAAAGATCGGCGCGGCTTTCTTTGCTTGACTGGTACGAGTAACTGCCTACTGACACGCCAACCAAATATGGTGGCACGTTGCACAAGCGCGCCATTTCCATTGCCTGAAATTCCGCAGAGTCAATCAAAAGCATTTTGTCTGGGCTTGTGCTGGTTTCGGTGTAAGACAAATACTCGTTTAGCGCAGCGGTCTGGTTGGTCATGCGCGCTGCGTTAAATGCGCTGGCAAGATCGGCAAGTTCTTGTGCGTTTAGTGGCTCGCCACCAGTTTGCTTAAGGATGCCGGCAGGGATCGCGCTCGATGCGTTGCGAAACCGTGCAGCTTCTAATTTTAGTGCGGTAGCAACCGATTGTTGCGACATTGACGTAATGCCCTGAATAGGTGACAAGAATTGGATCACATCGTCTGGGTTTAGTTCGCCGCCGCTAAAAATAATTTGTTTAGACGGTGCAAACCACACTGGGCCAGACTGATCAAGTGTCTGCACCATAGACGCTGGCAGGCGCGTGTAAGACGCTGGAAAACCATCGGCTGTGCGTGACGTGACATACCAAAATGCTCGACCATAGAAAAATAGATCGTCAAAAGTCCACGACAAAACAAAGTTGTTTGGCACGGTTGGGTCAATACGGCGCAACCAAGTACGCGGCGCTAATGGCATTTTTTCCATCTCATCGCCGTTCCACATTTCGTTGTACATACGCAATGGCATACAGCCGATTACGGATGCGATCAGGTCGCGTGCTCGACTAACAGTTGGCACAGACATTGCAGCGTTGCGTGCTTCACCCTCTGTGTAATTGTAGTAAACGCCAACCATTGCAGCGCCACCGTTGTTAGATGACGGCGAGTAAAAGTTGTTGTAGCCAGTGCCAGCGGCAGCGGCTTTGCCTGCTGGCGGAGAAATAGCGGCTTTAGTCACTTTGTTAAATAATGCCATGTCTTTAGTGTGTCACAGTCTGTGCTTGTTGTGGTGGCATCGGCCCGGTATGCGATGCGGTATCCCGACGATAAGCAAGCCATCGAGCCGATGCCAAGACGAGCCTACTGGTTAGACACAACCAACATTGGTTTGCCAGATGACGTTGGTCGGCTGGTCAAAGCTGCTGCCCAAACCATGCAGCGCGCCAACTCGATTGGGCCAGGTGATCGTTGGCTAGATAGCGCAATGCTGTTTTGTGAGCGAACAGCAACAGCGCGGCTGACGTGTTCGGCAAGTTGGTTGCTGCCGTCATGCCATAACAGTTTTTCGTTAATCATGTTTTTTACTGACGGCGTAAACTTAAGTATTTCGCCGTAGCCCACCACAACGCGGCGGCGCTCAAGAGATAGCGGCCAATGGTTATCCACTGTTGGTGTTATCGCAAACTTTACTGCAGGGTTGCTACACAGTCGCTCAACGTGTGCCAGCATCTCACTAAAAGTGTCTGCCACAAACTCAACTGTTGCCACCGTGCGCCGATCAGGTAAAGCCACGCAACGCACCGCAAAATAGCGCGTGTCATCAAGGCTTGTCTCTATGGCTACCGTGCCGCCGTCAGGTATTTCGCCCTCGTACTGCAAGGCAGGCCATTGACCCGGCTGTATCCACGACTTGTCGCTAGCCACCCATAGATTGCAGGATGCGCGCAGGAACGCGGCTCGATCAGGGTTCTCTGACTCTGCCAGCAACGTGGCTTCGGTCAAAGTTATGCCTAGCGCTGGGTTGCCGTACACCCATGCCTCTGGAGTCATCGGGTTAATGTCTGGCGGCGGTGACCACTCAGCAAAATAAAACGATGCGTTTTTACCTGTGTCAATCGCGCGCAAACCCTGCTCACGCCAACGCAACATGGCCGTGCTTGCCTCTGTGCCAGCCGTTGACCACATAGACAAAAGCGGTGAAACCTGTGCACGTTGAGCCGGCAACAGACCGCCGTCAATGACTTCGCGCGAAATATCCCACATCTCATCGGCAACCACCAGCGATGGGCTAGTGCCGTGACCCACAGAATTGTTGGCAGCGCGCACCAACCACGTTGAGCCGTCAGGCATTGTTACTCTGTTACGCCCATATGATTTCATTAGGGTTGCGTTAAAACGCTGCTCTAAAATAGGCGATAATTCGTCAAACAACATGACGGCCAGATCAAGCCTGTGCGCTGTAGATAAAACAGTTTGTTTCTTGCCACGTATCTTTGGCATCTCTGTAAGCCACCAACCAATAAGAGCTGTCAGAGCAGTCGTTTTTCCACACTGGCGCGCCGTAGAAACAAGGCTCACACGGTTAACTAACTCAAAGTTTTCGTCATAAAGCAACTGCCCATCTAATGCGGTGTACTGCCAATCCATCAACTCAACATTTAGATGCTCGCTGGCCCATTCCCTAACTTGCGGCGCAAATGAACCTACGTGATCTGGCCTCGATGTTTGCAATCGTGGCTGTGCATGACCAATCCCTGCCGGTACTGGCTGGTTAGGGCCAGTTGGGATAGACAAGAC